GCTGCTACCGATGTTGGTTGTGTTGGTGTTCCAAAAATAAATTTAAGAACCCCATCTACGAATGTTACTGCGGTATTACTATCAAAATCTGCAACTTCTATTCCTGTTAAGTTTTGTACACTATTGGTTACATAACTAATAAATCCACTACTTGCACTCAAAGTTGCCAATGATGCAGATACCGATGAACTTAAACTTGTAATCGATGCTGCACTTCCACTTAAAGTTTCTGCAATTGAAGAACTTATAGAAGATGATATTAAAGCTTGCGATGATGATACTGATGCACTAACAATTGCAACTTCTATATCGGTTGCTATAACTGATAATGAACTACTTAATGATGCACTTACAATATCAATAATAGATTGAGAAATAGAAGAACTTAAATTTGATAAGTTTAAACTTTGTGTTGCAAATGTTTGAGCTACCGATGAACTAAAATCACCAGTTACACTTGCTATACTTGCATTACTTGCCGAAAATGATGTTGCTACTGATGCACTAAATGCACTAATGTTACCTGTTAGGTTAATTGCAGTATTACTATCACTTCCTAACAAATATAAAGTTCCACTACCACTATCGTAATAAGGAACTCCATTTACTAAACCACCATAAATAGATGCAGTAAATACATTTGGTGCTGAACTTCCAATTATAAATCGATTAGTAGCTTGAACTGAACCACTTTCAGTTGCTGCAAATAAAATAGCTGAACCATTTGATGAAGTAATATTAGATGAGCCAGTTACAATTAATATTTCTCCTTTTTGTAAAGAACCCGTAATTATGGATAACCGTTCTAATCTACCTCTTTTATGTTGTATTAACTGAGCCATCTATATTATTCTTAATTTACTTTATTATCTATAAGTATAACTTATTAATTAAAACTCCCCCTGGTCTATAATGTTCGAAGCAGTAAGATAAACCTCTACATCTGTTGCAAATGTATCTCCTAAAGATGCAGTATATGAATTAAATGAACCAGTTGTTACAAATCCCGTTCCTGCTGCTACTACACTAATGGTTGCCGCAATTGAAGAACTTATTACTGATACTTCTAAATCGGTAGCTAATTGGTTATATCCTGATGCTGATATTAGTAAAACTTGTGCAGATGATGAAATAAGTCCTGCCCCATCTATAATTTCAAATACCGATGCGCTAAAGTCTTGTCCAACCGATACTGCGGTACTCAATGCAGAACCACTTTCTATTTGTTTTAATCTTATTAAGTTTGCCATATCCTATAAATATCTTTTATTCTTTTAACTTACCCATAACATAAATATCATTTATAGTCACATTATCGTAATCTATGTATTGTTCATTTAAAGTTATTACTACATTATTTCCAACTTCTTTTATTGTATAATTTCCTGGAATATGTAAACCAAATACTAATACTTCAAAATTGTTAGGTGATGCTCCTTCCGTTCCATAATCTAAGCTGGCACTATATATCGTTAATGTATTTGCATTGTTGTCAAATGTATCAACATTTCTTTGTACATATCTTGCACTATGTTCTAATATTTCATTATGAAAATCAATTATAGTTTGTTTATTATTTACAACTGATATTGGATTTGGATTAGAACGAGTATGAGATTGATATGAAGAAGATGTAGGTATTTCTATATTTTCTAAACTAGCAGTTACATACGAATTATCATTAATAGCATTTTTATTAACAATAGTTGGCCCAAATGGATTTTTTTTTGTATTTGATTGATATAAATTCGATGATGGTATATCTACATTCAAAAGACTAGCAGTAATATACAAAGAATCATTCAAATTGTTAGGATTAATTTTTGGAATGATTCTATTTATTTTTCTAGCATTTGATGAAAATCTATTAAGCATATTGTTCTATATCTCCTTTTATTTCTATAAAATCTTCCGAATCCAAATTATATTGAAAATTTGATTTTATAAATTTTATCAATATTCCATTAGGACCATCTTCAGCAATATAATCTCTTGGACTTATATTTTGAGTATTTATGTGAATATTTAATCTATCTTGTGTTTCTCTAAATTCTATTTCTCTTAATATACTCACAAATCTCCAACCTGTTGCTTCATAAATAAAATGAGTAGAATTTGTTAAATCCTTTGGAGTTAAAACCGCTTTGCCAGGGTTTCTACTGATTTTTTGTGTTATATCTAAAAGGCTTCGTTTCATTATAAATCTATGAATTTACCTATGATAGTAATTTCATCACCACTATCTACTGAAAATCCAGGAGACAATGCTAATACCAATGTATTATTTGTATATGATGTTACCGTAAAATGTGTTGTTTGGTAATATCTTACACCATTTATATACAACTTAATATCATATGAATTTCCCCCATATGATAATCCAGCACTAATTACAGATACTAATTGTGCAGGTGCTTGTATTAATTTTACATTTGAAAATGTTGCCGAATTTGTTCCTCCATCAACTACTTTACTATTGTTTATTGAAAGAAAATCAATTAAATCTTTGTTATCATAATATGGAGATGGAGTTGTAAGTAATCCTTCTAATCTACCATTTCCCGTTACATCTGTTTCAGTTGCAACAACAATTCTTTTTGTAGAAAATGATTTTTTAATTGTACTTTCTCCATCAAATTTTTCAGGAAGTAAATATGCTTTTACAGTTAAACTAAATTCAATTCTGTTAATTCTTTCAGTTCCTTCACCTACTTCATTTACAATATTAAAATCACCTAAAGATGTTCTAAATTTAAACTTATCCTTATCACCCCAATATGTTCCAGTATATTGTAATTGTTCTATTACTGAATTCAAATGCTCTGTATATGAAGTCCAAACCATACAATCATAGTTTAATTCAACATATTCTGGCATTTGTATTTTATAAATTTCATATTTAGGTTGTACATTTTTACCCAATAATGTAAATCTATCGTATCTATTATCTTTTGAATATTTTGTAATACCTTGATATGAAACATGCCGATTATTCATTGGCATTTGGTCATCTTTTGCAATTGATGTTCTACGAATCATCATTATTGGTAATTGTATTTTACCTTTATTATCTCTAAAAACACCTTGTCTTCTGGCACCATTCCATCTTTCGGAATTACCATAAATTACAGGTATTTTAACTGCTACTCCATTATTATCCAATGTAGGTAATGCAGTATCTTCTAAATAAGACATCATTGCATAATCTATATCAAAAAGAGAGATACTTTGTTTTAAGTCTCCTTTTGTAGATTTTGATTGCAGAATCCTATCTGTTTTTTTTAATGGGTTAGTAGACATATTAATCTATTCTTTTTTCTATGTTTAGATTTGATTTACTTACTTGGAATGCCGTAATTACAATACTCCAATTATTATCAGGAGAACCTGCTACAAATTGAATTTCATTTGTATTATCAATTTCAAAATAAGAATCATCGTAATATATAACATCACCTATTTCCGGATATGTATTTCGTTCTTCACACAATCCTCTATCAACTTTGAAAGTCATAGTTTGTGTTATATCTGCACCAAATCCTTCATATAAAACTCCTTCAGGGTCTTTATCAACTAAACCAAAAAGTTCAACACCAGGATGCCAAGTTTTGTTTAATGATTCTCCGTAAATATTTATTGTTGTAGCATTTAAATCTATTTTAAACAATACAAAAGTATTTTCTATCACAGTATCTACCAATTCTCTGGCAATACTATGAAAAAAATCTAAATCTCTATCTAATGAAAACTTTGGCATATTATCCTACATATAATCTTAAAGGAACTTTTCTTAACATTTCTTGATGGTGAGTTGATTCGTGTGCTTTGTTTTCCATCACATTCTTTCTACTCATCTCATCTAAGTTTTCTCTTAATTGAGTAATCAACATATCCTTTTCAACTTGTGCTTCTGCTCTCAATGCTGCACCATCTAAGGAGATTTCTGCATCAGGTATAGGAATGGATGAATACTTCTCTCTTATTGCTCCTAGCAACTCCTTAGAGAGTGCTAATGTATATTTTCTAATCCATTGAACTCCAACATCATTTATGTTTGAATACTGAATAAAATCGTAAGGAATATCTGAATAATCCGAAAGTGAATCCGATTGAATAGTTTGAGAATCGTGTTCGAATTCATCTCTACTCATATATTCAAAATAAATTTTCTTCATTGTATCCTCAGTCGGAACGGGGAATATTTCCAATTTATTATCTACTATATTAAATGAATGTGCCGATTTACGAATGTGGTCATTAAATTCAATTTGTTGCATTCTTAGTACATCTTCATAAAGAGGCATCATTAAGAATTGTGCAGCGGGAGAGAAATTACCAAATCCTAACTCACTCATTAAGTTTAGAGTACCTTGTGCTCCAACCGAATATGGGTCAAAGAAACGAGTAATAGCAGGAATTGCTTCGTGATAAACTCTTGTTACATCAACCGTAGATGAACCACTAAATATTGCTGCAAAGTTTCTACCTGTTTCAACATCGGTTGCTTGTGTCATTATATCATATATTTGAACCGATGAAGTTATTGATATATATGCTTTTTTAATTTCAGTTGCACCACCAACTCCTGCTAAAGTTCCGTATTGTTGTGCCATACGAACTGCGGTTGGTAAAAATGAACCATCTACAAGTGTTTGAGAAAAGTTTGCAACTCTTCCTTTAGGTTGTCCTCTTAAAATATCAAGATTGTTACGAAGATTAAATTGATTTACTTGTGCCGAATATTCTGAAACAGATTCTTCAAAACAAGCAAAGATTTGGTCATTATTTAATTCGATATTAACAATTGGCCACCCTAATCTCTTTGCAACCCATGTTGCCGTCTTAGGTGCATCACTTCTAAACGCAGTATCCGAATCATAAATTCCAAAAGGAGTGGATGAACCCGATATAAATGAGCCAGATACTGAACCTGACCAGTATGTGTTTACAGACATAATGAAAATTTATAGTTTTACACCTATAAATATAAGAAATAAAAAAGAACTGATATTCCTATAAAACAAAAAGGGAGAACATTTCTGTCCTCCCTTAATGG